CCAATTTCAAAAATATTTCCATAGTTTGTTTTTCCTTCTGCGTCATCACAACACAAAACCGCTTGCCCATTTACCAACACTTCCATTTTCCTTAGTATACGACCGGAGCCCATGGCACATCCTTGCATGTAGTTATTTTCATCAATTACAGCGTTATAGGGTTTCGTCCAGTCTCCGTCTCCATCTCCCATTCTGTTTTCAACCCAATTTCTTTTTGACTTTACTCTACCCAGTATTGCATTTTGATATTCGGCGATAGTGGAACCGCTGGCAGTGGATGATTGATCTTTGTGTTTGACACCAATTGCAATCCTCTTAGACAGTTGAGGATAGTTTTCTTTAACGAAGTGTAAACTTTTTAGTGTCTTGTCTTTTTTGATTTTCATGAACTCCCATAGTTCCTCTGCTGTGTGACCAATAACGCTCATATGAACATTGCCTATTAGGTGTATATATTTGTTTAGAATTTCACATTGTTTCTTAGTAAACGATACACCATTAGTGCAAATGCCCACTTTGATCTTGTAATAATCGCACAGTTCCATGATGTATTCTAGGTTAGGTTGCACAAGTGGATCACTGTACCTCCATGGACTCACTGCACAGGTGTAATCCTTTACCTTGTACTTCTTTATCAGAGAGCCATAATCGTGTAACAGCGTTCCTAATTGTCCTTTGGTCATTAGTTGGCCGTGATATGTTTTATCTTCACTTAGCGTGGTGTATGGACAACAATAGCATTTTGCGTTACACAAGTTGATTGGTTCAAATGCTATTGATGTGGGTAATGGAATTTCTCTATACATTATTCTTTCACCATTATGTAATCTTGATTAAAAACTTTGTCAATGCCTTTACATTTATAACCCCAAGATTCTAAGAGTTCCTGTGGGAAACTGTTGCCTCTGTTTTGTTCTATTACAATTACCGGATTGTACTTTTTTATAGTTTGCTCTGAACCTTTAAGTGCTTTCAGTTCATATCCCTCGATGTCGTATTTGATAAAGGTGACATTTTCAAAATTAAATGAGTCTATAGTCTCTATTGGTACTGGAACATTGCCGTTATCTTTAATTCTGCCTACTTTATTGCTTGTTGTAAATGCTGTGCCTTTCTTCTCTCCTATTCCGCAAACGTGATACGTGAACTTGCTTATGTCTATGACATTGTTTTCAAACATTTTTTTCTTGTCTCTGAAATCAAAACAATGTACGTGTGTGAAATTGTTTTCCATTTCTCGTGCAAAACCCCCTTCTCTGCAACCAACATCTATGCCTATCCCTTTTCCGTTTATGTAAGGTCTGGCCATCTGGAATGTGTGATTCCACCCTTCAATTTTTTGAGGTATTTGTTCTGATGATCCTAAAATACTAACTGTGTTTTTTTGCATATTCCGTCAACCAATTCTCTAAAGCAGGTCCATGTAACGGTTCTGGTGTCAGCCATTCTTGGACGCCGTGAGTGGACGCCCACCGGCCACTTGGTAGTTGATATGCTCTGTGTTTTGGTTTTTCAACATGTCTACCAACCATGTATCTCCGCGTACCAGGTCCATATGGTTTGATTTCACATTGCACCACAATCAGATCAAGATCGTCTATCCACGCTAACATTCTCTTCATGTGTCCTCCTGCCATAACTGTACTTATCTTTATTTCAAGGTGAGTGACTTATGCACTAAAAAGGTTGATCAGTTCTTTCTTCCAATCGTCGGCGTACTCGCAATCTCGATATCCGTCAAACCATGGTCCGCCTTCTGTGTAGTGTAGTATCTTGGGTGTGCCATCTCTAGCCTCTTTGTACCAACCTACCAACCAATTATATTCTAAAGGTAGTTCACCTATTTCGTTATCCTCTAACCAACTGAATCTGTGCAAGAATTTTGGTGACTCTGCGTTCAGTAACTCTGGCGTTAGTATTTTATTCTTAGGATGTTCACAGTTCCAAAGTACCATACTACTCCAATTTTTCCTTGGGTACACTGTCTGGGTTTGTCCGTCCATCTTAGTTGTTTCTTTTGGGGTGTAATCATGTTTTACAACAACAACTGCCTTGCTTGGATCACAATATTTTACAAGTTCATGGGTTGGTATTTTCCAAAGGAAGTCACAGTCACAGAAAACCGCCCAGCCTTTGAAGTCATTCATGTAAGGTACGAAGAATCTAGTGAACGTGAACTCGGTAGATGCCAACTTGTCCACAGGTCTAGTGTAGAGTCCTTGGTCTCGCATTTGTTTTTGCTTCAAGGGAATAACTTCTGCTGACTGATCTCTACGTTTGATGCTGTGTTCACACACTTGGTATGCTATGTCTTCTCTGCTGTCGTGTCCTATGTATATTTTCATTTAAGTATCTTTTCTGCTAGTTCCGGCATATAATTCTTTATATCTATTTTCCTGTAATTATCTCTCTTGTTCACCATGTCTATAAATTTTTTGTATGTGTCCTCGTCTAGATTATAATCGTCGATGTGTTTTCCTAAAAGATTAATTATCTCCTCAACAGCATCTGTGTGTATTAGGTTTTCTTTTTTGATACTTGATAATTTTTTGTGTGCTATACTTAAAACATTTTTTGGTAAAATTAAAGGATGTAACCAGTCTGTACCTATCACTACATTTAATTTTATGAAGATATTATTTTCATTGGCGAACTTGATCAACTGATCAACATAAAGCACATTGAGATTCTGGACAACACAGTTGATCGACGTATTGGCATTTTTTAAACGTTTGAACTGTTTTATATTGTTGCTGACCACTTGCCAAGAAGACGGAAAACGCATGTAATCATTACACTTACCCCAACCATCAACACTGAAGACCAATCGCAAATCTGGAAATTCTGTGAGTAGTGACAGGATCTTGTCATTGCACATCGTCCCATTAGTGGTGACATGTAATTTTATTTTTTTTGCCTGCCCGTTCTGTACAAGCATCTCAAGTAATTTTATTACACGGGGATTGAAGAAAGGTTCACCACCCAATATCATCAACACTTTTAAATCATGTTTGACTAATTGCAATATTTTTTTATAGTCAGCATCCTCGAGATTGTAATCTTTTTGGTCGAGATCCTCATATCCAAGAGCGTTGTTTTCGACTAGCAACTTAGAACTATTTTTCCCTGTACACATTTGACATTTTAGATTACATAGATTGGTTATATTCATCTGTACATCTTCAGGAAAATCAAGGTCATCTTTGCCAATTAATTTCAAGTTTCTTTGGTATTTGTTTTTGAATATTGCGTTGTATTCTTTGTTAGATCTCAAACGATGACTGGTCATCCCGTTATCTTCCTTTTTCCAACATTCTACACACTCACTTGGTCTTTCGTTTTTGATAAAACTGTGTCTCAGATATTGGACATAATCGCTTTTCCACCAGGACTGTAGTTTGGTCTGTTTGATATTATCTTGTTTTGTGTTTGGAAAATTAGATTTCAAAGGATCAACCATACAGCAAACGTTAAGATCTCCATTGGCACCTAGCCATGCACTATTGAACGGTCTTATACAGAAATTGCTTTTATTTTTTGATTTTTCCACTGACTATCTCGTGTATTTGTTTCCAATTACTTACACGGATAATGTTAGGATGATTAAAGTCTTGATTGTATGGTTGGTCTATTAATATAGGTTTTAAACCGTATTTGAGCCCGGCTAGTGCGTTCTTTGGCTTGTCCTCGACCCAATACAGTCCGGTATCATGAAACTCCGCTAATGCACCGTCTTTGTCAGCACCTGTGCCTAGTATATGGTAATTTGTGAATACATGGTCGCCAAATAGTTCTCCCATTCTTTTTTTACGTAATTTTTGTGCTGGTATGTCTGATGTCTGCGATGTTATGGGAATGAATGTCCACCCTTCTGCACACATTAATTTTACCCATGTCTGTGATTCCAACATAGGCCTTTGTGTTCCCATCCAAGCACTCCTATTGAATTCTCTGATTAGTTTTCTTATCTCGTCTTTTGTGACCCCAAAACGTTCATCCATTTCGTATGTGTTCTGTTTGTCTGGCAGTAATCTGTGAGGATGATATCTGGCACCACGCTCGTCGAACAGTGTCCTTTGCAACATCCATTTAGTGAAATGGTGTTCCCACTCCAGTAGTACCCCATCAACGTCTGTTAGTATGATTCTATTTGATGTCTGCATCTTCCATTCCAGCGACCCTCAGTTTTACAATGTTTGTTATCTGCCACTGCTTCTGATCTAGTCCTTTGGTGATGCCCAACCATTGATTCCTTATCAATGCAAAGTCATTAATTATTTTGTCCATGTCCACGACATCGTCTTCGCCATCCACATACTTCTCTGCGTCTCTGCTTGATAATGCTCTGTTGTAATTTTCGAGATATTTCCTAAAGGTCTTTGATCTTAGTCTTCTTAATTCTATGTTTAGGTATTCTAGTATCGCTTCTAGTTGTTGTAGTTGACTGAATCTTTCTTCTACTATGCCTGGTAGAGAAGCACTAGCTCGTTCGAGATTGCCGTATATCTTGCACTGTTTTTTTGCTTCAAGTAGTTCTTTGTCAAAGTACGCTACACAGTCTGGTATCTTGTCTAGGTTCCTGCTTACTTCGTTGTACCAATTTATCATTCATCAGCATCGCCATAGCCCATATCATCGGATTCGTCATCCTCAAACACAGTATTAACGGCTTCCTCTAGTTTTGGATCAAGCTCTGCAGACCCCTTGAGTACATCATGCTCTACACCTATGTCTTCTAGACTTTTAATAAAGTCTATGGCACAGTCTAGTTTCTGTCTTTCAGGCACGTAATGTGTTATGGAGTTCCATAACCGTTCAATGTCAGCGTGATCAAAGTCTATCATTATTTTTATTTTTTAGTTTTCGTTGTTTCAACTTCGATAGGGGCATCCGTGTCTTCTACTTCTGTAGGCACCTCTTCTTTAAACTCTGCCATTATCATATCTAATTTATCACCTACCCATGCTTTTCTGAAGTCTATGTGTTCTTTACCTGCTTTATCAATATATTTTAGTCTGTTTCCCGTCTGGACTAGTAGGCCTTTTTTCTCAAAAAGATCAACTAAACCACTATATGGATTCATTCCTGTTTCATAAGGAATTTTGACTTGTACGCCTTCAAACGGCTTTGCATATCTAGTCTTCATTACTTTACAAGCGGCCCTGATACCTCTTACATCAGTTACTTTGTTACCTGCTTCGTCTTCTTTAAGTTTAAGTTTCTTCATTGCAACAACAATACTTGATGCATAGATAAATCCTTGTCCACCTGAAATCTTGTCATCTGGATCAAACATGTCCTGCGATGCATATGTGTGATTGGTTGCTATCAGTCCTACATTCCAACTGCCAAACATATTCACACAGTTTCTTACAAGTGCTGTTAAGGCCTTAGGTTTTCTTCCTAAATCACCTTTCATGTCACCCGCTTCAAACTGATTGACGTCTGTCGGAGTAAGCATCATACCCAGACTGTCTATTACAAATAGCACTTTAGGGGCACCTTCTTTGTTGTCGGCGTGTTGTTCTTTGTAACCTTTCATGAACTCCGACACAGTTTTCGCCACATCGTCGACCATTGACATACTTAATTTTAAAAGTTTGTCTTCTGATGTATCGACTTTTAATGCTTGTAACCATTTTTCATCCAGTGCGTTCTCTGTATCAATTAGTATAACGAAGATACCTTGATCCTGTGCATTCTTAATAATGTTTCCTGATGCTATGTAAGACTTACCTGCCCCAGATTCACCTGCAAGTACTGTAACCTTGCCTAACGGAATGCCTTTGTTGAAATCACTAGTCATTAAATAATTTAATGCGTAATTTCCTGTACTGATCCAATCGGTGGGATCGCTAAATCCAATACCTAAGCCTTGGATTGACTTTGTGATACTTTTTCTAAATTTTGTCGCGTCAAATACTTTTGTCATTTTGTTTCCTTATAATACTATCCAAAGGATAATTGCCACAATCAACATCCATGCAGGTATTTGTTTGTACAAGATCCATTCAACAGCCTTTTGTATTTTCTTTTTCATGTTAATATATTACTACACAAGGCCCTGATAGTCAAGATCAAGGCCTTGGTAAATGTCAGATTATTTTGCTTGTCTTGATCTAATCAACTTCAAGATGTCTTCTGCTCTCTTGGCACTGTCGCCTGCCGGAGCCGCCGTTGCCGGAGCCGCCTCAGGTTGTGGTGCTGGTGCAGTTGCAGTTACAGGTGCCGCAGTTACTGGTGCCGCTTCTGTTACTGGTGTTGCCGCTGGAGCCGATGCTGTTGGTACTGCTACCTGTGGTTTACCCTGGTAAGCCATACCTGCAGGTCTGAAGTACTGTCCATAAGCCTCAAGATCATAAGCCTCACCTTCCACAGATTTCGCAAATAGTTCTGCGATTATTTTAACCTCTGCTTCGGTTGGCTCTTTTGGTCTGAAGTCACCTAGGTTGTGTAACCCATGTGTTTCGATCGCGGCTCTCTCTGCCTCGTCTAATGCACGTTCTCTTCTTGACCATTTTGATGTTGAGTAGTCAGCATAACCACCTTTAGTTGTTTTAGTAATTCTAAAATCAACACCTTTCACGTAATCAGTTGGCATTTCTTCCATCTCTGGATCCATCAATGCTCCTCTGATAATGTTAAAGATCTGAGGTCCAATTATAAATCTTCTTACTGGATTCTCAGGAGTTGAGTCCTCTGCTAATGGATTTGTTGTGACAAAACCTTGGAAAATATAACTTTTCTTTTTCCAATATTTTCTGCCCATGTCTTCCATGCTCTTGTCTTTGAACCATGGTCTAACTTCTGTTAGTA